GCCCATTAAAAATTATGTTTGAAAAAATATTTAGAGGATTAGAGCGTGCGCATGGTTGTACCAAAGTTACATCACCGGCAGAAAACGGTGTTAAACTAAAAGGACAATCATTCGTAGTACGTCAGCCAGTAACAGAAGAATTATGGAAGATGCACCTAGATGGTAGACAAAGTCTGGGTATTATACCTATTAACGAAGACAACCAATGTGTGTGGGGATGTGTTGACATAGATTCATACGCAGGGTTTGATCACAAAAAATTAATTGATAAGATAAAACAATTTAAACTGCCTCTGGCTGTGTGTAGGTCGAAGAGCGGAGGAGCACACGTTTTTCTCTTCTCCGAACTACCGGTAGCTGCAGAAAGAATGAGAGATAAGCTAACAGAAATAAAAACACTACTAGGATACGGCGGATCAGAAGTTTTTCCAAAACAAATACAATTAAAATCAGCAGATGACACAGGTAACTTTTTAAACCTACCATACTTTGGTGGTGAAGATACCACACGTTATGCATTTAGAGCAGATGGTGAAGCTGCAACGCTAGAAGAATTTTACACAATATACAGTGAGATAAAACAAACAGATATTACAAAAATAAAAATAGAAAGACCTGTAACAGAATATTCAGATGCACCACCATGCATAGAACTTATGGCTATGAATAAAATACCGGAAGGTGGTAGAAATAATTCTATGTTTCATTTTGGTGTGTATGCTAAAATGAAATGGCCAGCAGAATGGAAAAGTAAGATGACTTTGTTTAATGCAACAGCATCTACTACACCACTTAGTGAGTCTGAAGTAGAAATAATTAAACGCCAGCATGATAAAAAAGAGTGGGGTTACAAATGTAATGATACACCGATGTGTAATCTGTGTGATAAAAAATTATGTAGAGAAAGAAAATATGGTATTGGTGAAGAGATTGTATTTCCTGCGTTGACTGACTTACAAAAAATTAAACTAGAAAAACCATACTACTATTTAAACGTAGATGGTCAGCGACTACATTTGGAAAATGTAAAATATTTAAAACAACAAAGTTTATTTCAAGAAGCAGTGATGGAACAATTAGATTTTATGGTTCCAACAATAAAACCAAAAGATTGGATGAATGTTATAAATCCACTAATGAAGAACCACGAACCAATAGATCCACCAGAAGGTGTTGCAACACAAGATCAATTACAAAATCATTTAGAAACTTTTTGTTTAGATAGACATATAGGAGCAGATATAAAAGATTTAAAACGTGGTGGTGTGTTAACTAAAGATGGTCACCATCATTTTATATTTGATAGATTTTATAATGATTTTTTAATTAGAAGGCGTTGGGATGTAGCATATTCACGTACAGCACAAATGTTAAAAGAAACATGTAACTGTGACGACAAAAGAATAGGTAAAGAAAGAATTTCTGTATTCGTAGTTAAACAGTTTGATAAAAAAACTGATGACTACAATCAAAAAGAATTAAAACCAAAGGATATATTTTAATGATTGATTTAATTTTATTAGTAGTTCTTACAGCTGCATGGATATGGGTAACTGTATGACATGGAATGATAAACATTGTGTTTATGTGCTTTGTGAAAAAAAGGAACAATTTACAACACATAAAAACAAATGCAGATCTCTTTATATTGGACAAACAAAAGATTGGTTTCAAAGATCTCAAAAATATCAAAATATAAAACTTAAAAATAATGAAATTATTAGAAAACTTGCAAAACATTTTAAAAATAAAATACCTGACATGATTAAAAAAGCTGATCTTAGAAATATAGACGCTAGAATGTTAATTTCAAATAATCTTGTTGATAATGACTATAGAGAAGAAATGGAAAGTTATCTTATTAAAAAATTAAATCCTCTTTTAAATATTGCTAAAAGAGATGGTATTTTTGAAAGAAATTATAAAAAATTTAAAAAAAATTATTCTATCACTACTTTTGAAAAATACAGAGAAGATTGTGAACATTATTTTTCGGAATGGTATTTTTCTCGAAAAGATATAGGGGGCACAGAAACAATTTTTCACCCTATTAAAAAAATTTATGTAGATAGAAGTTCTTTGTCTGGAGAAGAAGCAGAAGATATTCAATATAACAGAAAGTATAAAAATTGGTTTTGGAAAACAAATGAATTGCAACATAGGTATGAATTATGGAGAACAAATCAAGAAAAATGGGAGAAGGAATTAAAATTTAGATGAGAACGATTGTATTAGGACCACCAGGTACAGGTAAGACTACAACTTTGTTAAACAAAGTAGATGACTATCTTAAACAAACAGATCCTGACAAGATAGGTTACTTTGCATTTACAAAAAAAGCTGCAGAAGAAGCAAAAGACAGAGCAATTAAAAAATTTAATTTAACAGAAGATGATCTTCCATATTTTAGAACACTGCACTCACTAGCATTTAGAAAACTAGGGGTAAAAAAAGATGATGTTATGCAATCTAGACACTACAAAGATTTAGGTAAGAAGTTAGGTTTTCCTGTAGCATATGCTAGTTACGCAGAGGAAGATGGTGTGTTTACATCTGACAGTGAATATTTAAGAATTATACAACTAGCTGAATTAAAAAATATAACACCGGAACATCAGTTTGATTTACGAGAGCACACGCAAGACCTGGACAGAAGCACACTTAGAATTATACACAATGAGTTAGCAAGATATAAAAAAGAATATAATTTAATAGATTTTAATGACATGATTACAGAGTTTACAAAATCAGATAAGTCTCCTAAGTTTGATGTAGTATTTATTGATGAAGCTCAGGATTTGTCACTTATGCAATGGGAAATGGCAAAATCCATATGGAATAAAACAACTGATACTTTTATTGCAGGTGATGACGATCAAGCTATATATAAATGGGCTGGTGCAGACGTAGATTCTTTTATAGCATTAAAAGGACAATACCTACCTCTAACACAATCTTATAGAATACCTGCTAAAGTACATGAACTAGCTATAGGTATTATAGATAAAATTAAAAATAGAATAGATAAATCTTGGAAACCTAGAATTAGTCAAGGAACCATAAAAAGACATTTTGATGTAGATAGTATTGATATGTCACAAGGTGATTGGTTAGTTTTAAGTAGAACTAAATACTTATTAGAAGAAACAGAAGAATCTTTATATAGAAAAGGTTTTTATTATAAAACTAAACATAGAAGAAATACAGAAAAAGAATTGCACCAAGCAGCTACATCTTGGGAACATTTAAGACAGGGACAATTAATATCTTACAAAGAAATAGAAAACATATCTAAACATATGACTGATAAATCATGGCACAAGAAAAAAATAAAAGGTATGTCTAAAGGATCTTTTTATGGAATAGATCAACTTGTAAATGATTATGGTCTACAAGTTAAAACAGAATGGTATGAAGCGTTTGATGGAGCAGGTCAAACTAAAGTAGATTATTTAAGAAAGATGAGAAGGAATGGAGAGAAATTAAACGAGCCACCTAGAATTGAACTGTCTACTATACATGCAGCAAAAGGTGGTGAAGCAACTAATGTTGTACTATTAACAGGTCTTACAGAAAATACTATGCGAAGTTATGAGAGAAATCCTGATGATGAGAATAGATTATTTTATGTAGGTGCAACACGAACAAAAGAAAATTTACATATAATAGAACCAAAAAAATACGGGAAAGGATACTTACTATGACCAACAGTGAAATATTTAAAAAATCAGTATACGATTCTTTAGATAACCAGGTAGGCGGCAAACATTACCGAAATATGAAAATACAACCTGCAGAATTTATAAATGAAAACAAATTATTATTTGCAGAAGGCAACGCTATAAAATATATTTGTAGACATCAATCAAAAGGAAAAAGACAAGACATAGAAAAAGCAATACATTATTTAGAAATGATACTTGAAAGGGACTACGATGCAGATACCTCTATTTAAACCACAAACCGAATGGCTACCGCCAGAAAGTTTTCCAGACTTATCTAAGTATGATGAAATAGCAATTGACTTAGAAAC